AGAACTTTGATAGTACAGAAACATTGGAAAGTATTGATTTAATAGCTAGGGGATGTTTTGGAGATGAAACTACCATAGGTAGCTTATTTGTTGCTTTCGTAAATAATAATCTTGACAAGTTGATGTCTGCAGAAGAAATGTTAGATGGTACTTGGGCTGATACAAGCAAAAAGATTAAAGAGAATGTAACAAAAGATGGAATGTACAGAGCAGATATTGCATCAGTATTAACCATGCGTTTAATTAATTATATTGAAATGAATGAAAAAGATTCGAAGAAAGCCGATAAAGCTATTAAACGAATTGATGAAATCATTCATCATACTGAAATTCTTCTTACTGAGGATTTGATTTTCAATTTAATTAGAAAGCTTAATGGTAAATTCCCTGGAAAATGTGCAAAGATGTTGATGGATCCAAAAGTTAGAATTAAAGTATTAGGATAATGAAACAAATTAAAGTTAAAGGATGGTTAAAATTACTTACATTTGATTCTGATGGAATTTATTCCTTTAGAGATTACTCTGGCGAAACAAGATCATATTGGGAAGCGTCTGATGTAGAAATCCAAACTTTAAAAACTAATATCAAAAAAGTAACATTGCCATCCATTCAAGATGGTGATGTTATTTACTTTGATAAAAGTGCTAAATTTCCTAAGTTGCTCTTAAGTCGATTAGATTTAAAAGCAAAACGAACTGTTAAAATTGAAAAGTGTAACAGACTAGTAGTAGATGAATCAATTTTAATAGATCGTGCTGATTTAGATAGTTTAGAGGCTGGATATCTTGTTTTAGTTGGCGGAACAGATGAGGAAAATTACAAACAAGCTTTTTATATTTCTGAACAAAAGATTTTAGAGATTGGAGAGCATAGTAGCATTACAATTGATTTGATGCAAAAATATTTACCAGGGATCTGGAAAAAAGTTATTGTATCTACAACTAAAGTTAATGAGGAATCAATTGAATTGTTAAATACATATCCTGAAAAAATTACAACCGTTCAACAATTAGCTGCTTATTTAAATTCTCAACTTCCTCCATTAGATGATAATTGTGCAAGTTCAATTATTAGCTTATTTGGAGCTAGCTCTGAAGATAAAAAGTTAGCTATTAATATGGCTGCTTCTTGTAATCTTTCTCCAATACTATTTGATATTTGTGAAGCAATTGGAAAAGGAGTTGGATCTTTTGATGCTTCCACTTCAAGTTCAGTTAATTATAAATATTTTAGTGCTTTATTAGGAACAAGTCCTAAGGAAATTTTAAGTAAGTGGAAATATGGTTATTGGGATAGACATAAAATCGCTGCTAGATTGTTTAATCGCGCTTTAATGACGCCTGAGCAAAAATATAAAGCTTGGAAGTATTTTAAAGATTCTGTTGTAAATGATCGAGGATATCATGTTGATCTAACTCCTGGAAGTAGATATACTAAGTTTTTTGAACAATTTGATATGCCTTTGACGTATGACCCGAAGCGAGAGACAGACACTAGCGATAGAGAAGTGGAAACAGAACAAGTGTAAGGGAACAATAGTAGCTGCAACTGGAGTAGGTAAAACTAAAACAGCAATTGATGCTATTCAAAGGGTTTTAAATAAAAATCCTCAAGCTAGAGTTGTTGTAGTAGTTCCTACTCAGATTTTACAGAATCAATGGATAGAAAGATTAGCTAAACGAGGATTAATATTTAATATTGATGTATTAGTATTAAATACCGCGGCCAAAAGACCATTTCCTTGTAAAATGTTAGTTATTGATGAAGTTCACCGAGCCGCAGCAGAAGAGTTAAGTCAAGTTTTTAAAAATTGTACACCAACATTTATTTTAGGATTGACTGCGACTTATGAACGACTCGATGGAAGAGAAAAAATTATTCTCGATAACTATTGTCCAGTTGTAGACGAAATTACAATTCAAGAAGCAGAAGCAAATGGATGGATTTCTCCTTATAGAGAATATAAAGTAATGATTACTGTAGATCTTACTGCATATAATAAAGCAAATCAAACATTTTTAGAACACTTTGCATTTTTTAATTTTAATTGGGCTAACGCGATGAGTTCTGTGCAAAGTGAGATTTTTAGAAAGAATTACGCAAGTTTAATAGGATCTACACTTAAAGAAGTTACTGCCCATGCATTTGCTTGGAATAAAGCAATGCAGTTCCGAAAGAAGTTTATTGCAAATCATCCTAAGAAGATTGAAATAGCTAAAAAAATTCTCGGAGCAAGAAAAAATACCAAAGCAATCACATTTAATAGTAGTATAAAACAATGTGAAGCTTATGGTTTTGGATACGTTATACATTCCGAAAAAAAGAAAAAAGAGAATAAAGCTATTTTAGACGAATTCGCAAAATGCGGGCCAGGTTCTGTATTACATAATTCCAGAATGGCAAAGGAAGGATATGATTGCCCTGGGATAGGATTAGTTGTGATAACTGGTTTTAACTCAGACAAGACTTCTAAAATTCAAGAAATTGGACGTGCTGTCCGATTTGAAGAAGGAAAAGAAGCAGAAATATTTACTTTAGTATTAAAAGGATGTCAAGATGATAGATGGTATAAAAAAGCGTCAGTTGGCATGAAATATATTGAAGTGGATGAATCTGAATTAGATGACATTCTTGCTGGAAATATAGCACATAAAACAACTAAAATTCAAGGAGAATTCAATGGATTCAGATATTGAATTAACAATTAAAGATCAAGATAACCTTTATAATATGTTAAAAACAGGAGATGAAGAAACTGAAAAATTGGCATTTAGTTTAATTAGTCAAATCAAAAAGCCAGGAATATTAATAAATATAGTATGCGGCACTGAAATTTTATCTTTTGATCGATATGTAAGAAGGCATGCTAAAGGAACACATTATCGTTTATTTGGCATTTTTAATCCGCACCCTCTTTCAGAAGAAGAAGCATATTATAAAAAGTTACTTGAAAGATTATTTAAGTATTAATTGCATTAATACAATAAAGAGAGGTTTCCACCTATACTCTTTAAATATGCGTTATGAAAGGTTAGTTAATGCAACACGAAATTAGTATTGACAGAGAATTGCAGTTTATGATTAAATATTCATTAACGCCGGAGGAGTATTTCTTATTTAAACTCTTATTTTTGGCTCAAAATGAGCATGAAGAATATTTAACTGCGTTTTATTCTCAAGGTCAATATGATCACAAATTGAGCGATTTGTTACATGCTCTTATAGAAAAAGAGATAATTAACAAATCTTATGTTGTTCCGCAGGAAGGAACAATTTTTAATCCACAGGATGTGGAATTAAACAAACGAGTCTTGAATCAATATTTACAACATTCTCAAGACTTAGGAATGGATTTATTTGAACATTATCCTCCGTTTACAACAATTAACGGAAAAACATTTTCATTGCGAAATATAGCTAAAGGTTTTAAATCCTTTGATGAATTTTGTTTTGAATATGGAAAAGCGATTAAATTCGATCCGAATAAACATCAAGAAATTATCGATTTGATTGATTATGCTAAAGATAATAACTTGATACACAGCGGATTATGTGATTTTGTAATTAGCAAACAATGGCTTACATTACAAATACTCAAAGATGAAAATTATGGAACTTTTGATGCAATAAGTAGTTTATAATGGAAAAAGGTATTGAGAAACTTATTAAAACCATTGATAGTGGTCGAGAAGGATTTAACAAAGGGTTAAGTTCTGGTTTATCAAAACTGGATTCTCTTACTTATGGCGTAATTCGAGAAAACATCACTTTAGTTGGCGGATCTTCTGGAGCTGGAAAAAGTTCTTTAACTTTATTTCAAAGTGTTTATAATCCTTATGTTGAATTAGTTAAATCGAATTATTCGTTTAATGTTCATTGGTTAATTTTTTCTTATGAGATGTCCGAGACATCATTGTTAATGCGACTATTATCAATGCATTTATATGATGAATATGGATTAGTAGTTTCTCATGCTGATTTAATGTCATTTGAAGGTAAACTTCCTGACGAAATTTATGAAAAGGTAAAAGAGTCTTTACCTTGGCTAAACGAATTTAAAAAACGTTGTACTATTGTAGATAAACCTACTACTGCTCGAAAGATGTATGGAATTTGTAAATCTTTTGCTGAAGCACATGGTAAATTTGTTCCATCTAATTCTTGGGAAAAGAATGGAGAAGAATATGAATCATTTGATTATGTTCCAAATGATCCTTTACAATATTTAATTGTTTTATGGGATCATGTTAAACTAATTAGTACTCAGCAAGGACATACTTCTAAACAAGAAATTGACGAAATGTGTCAATATGCAATTTATTTTAGAGATAAATGTAGATTTACCTGGTATATAGTTCAACAATTAAATAGAGCATTTCAAGATATGTCTAGACGAACTGAAGCTGGAGGTGCATATCAAGATATACAACTATCAGATTTTAGTGATACTGGAGATACTGTAAATGCATCAAATACAGTTGAAGCTATATTCTTTCCTTATCGAGAAAGACTTACTAAGTGGAAGGATTATATTATTGATCCTAAACGAGGTGGTCTTGGAGAAAGAGGAAGAACTGTTTCTGTACTTAAAAACAGAGATGGGCAAGCTGATAAATTTGTCGGAATAGCTTTTTATGGCGAATCTCATATTTGGAAAGAACTACCAAAAGCAAACGAGATAAACGATTATAGTATATATCAAACATTAGATAATTTACAAACTTAAAAATGTTAATAACTATGGCATTGCCAACAAAGAAAACTGAAATTGTGAGTCAAGACCCACGAAATTTAATTATATTTTCAAACCCAAAAGCTGGAAAAAGTTCTTCTATAGCTCAACTCCCTGATACTTTGATATTGGATTTGGAAGATGGTTATAAATATTTAAATAACTGTTATGTTCAACCGATTGAAACAGTTACTGATCTATATAATACTGCTAAAGCTTTAAAGACAGAACAGCATAACTTTAAATTTGTAGCAATTGATACTGTTACAAAACTAGAGGATATCGCTCTTCCGTTAGCCAAAAAGCTTTACCAAGATACGCCTATGGGTCAAAATTGGAACGGAGATAGTGTTTTGAAGTTACCGAATGGAGCTGGACATTTGTATCTCAGAGAAGCTATGCAAAAAATTATTAGCTGGTTTGAACTTCCCGGAATTAATCTAATTCTTGTTGGTCACGTAAAAGATAAGTCTATTACTGAAGGTGGCACTGAACTTACAGTAAAGAATCTTGATTTAGCTGGAAAGATTTCAACTATTTTATCTGCTAAATCTGATGCAATAGCATATTTATATCGTGACACAGAAACTGGAGACTTAATGGCTAACTTTGGGGACATGAATTCTGTTCTTACTGGAGCTAGAATGCCTCACTTGGCTGGAAGAACTATTCAGTTAGCTGAAAGAAAGATGAATGATAATGGGGAATGGCAAATTATAACTCATTGGGATAGAATATTTCCAAGTTTGAAAAATGAATAAACATTCAGACATTATTGATGTAATAATGCAGGATTCAAATTTAGTTTTGAATTCTGCATTTGTTGCCAAATTAGGTGCAAAAGCTGGTGATAGAATAGCTATAAGATATATTGAAAAAGATGGAATAATGACTCCCATCATTGAAAAAGATGAGGCTGGAAATAAACTTACTAAATCTAACACTATATCTTTTAGAGGAATCCAGAGAAATCACTTAGCACAATTTGGTTCAAACTTTTGGGGAGGAGAACTTACTGAAGCTGGATACATCGAATTGGAAGGAGATGGAATTCCTGTCTATACAGAAGTAAAAAAAGCTGTTGAAGCTTATATTTCAAAAGAAATTGTCTTAGATACTAATTACAATATTACAAAATTAAATAATTATGAATTTTAATACAGAAGAAATCAAAGTTACTGCACGTTTAGCTGGAAATCAAGTTCACACTGTAAAATTTGATGGAATCGAAGCTGTTGATTTTAAGGATGGAGAAATGAAAGCTCTTCGAATTAATTTCTCTAATCCTAGTGGTGTGTTTAGTCACACAATTTTCCCATTGAAAGATGGAGATGATAAAGATACCGAAGGCTTATATGGAAAAAATCCTTCTAACTTAACTGTAATGATGAATTTACTTCGTCATCTTGGTAATGCAGTTAGTCCTAAACTAGTTGAATTCTGCAACAATACAACTCTGTTAGCTAATCTTACTTGGGATCAATTCAGAACTCATGTTGTAGAAGCTGCTAAAGAAGGAATTGGAAAGGAAACAAAAATTAAGCTGTTTAGTAGAACCAGAACAAATAATCAAACTGGTGAACAATATGAGGAAGCAGTATTTCCTAGCTATTTTGTAAAATATAGCAAAGAAGGAAGATTGTATTTCGATACAACGTTTATTGGACCTAATGTAGCGTTCACAAGTAAAGAGCTTGATAAAATTAAGAGAGCTACAACAGCTGTTCCGACTCCTGTTGGTGAAACACCTAATTTTGGTTCTAGTTTGATCGAGAACAAAAGTGAAGACTTTGATAATCTTGACATCTAATGGACTTTAACTCTCCTGATTTAACTACTAAAATAACAAAAGAATTTTTGTTATCTAAAAATTCAGAAGAAACTTATATGACTACTTATCTTGGAATCCCTGTTAAGCAGGGACTCCAAGTAAGTCCTCTAAGAAATGACCATAAACCTACTGTTAGTTTTCATAGAAACAAGAAAGGTGAATTAATGTTTCACGATTTTGGAACAGGATTTCATGAAAATTTTATTGGGGTAGTAATGGAAATTCATAAATGTAGTTATTTCAAAGCATTACAAATAATTGCAGAAGACTTTGGATATATTCCTAAGTCGGAAAATAGAGAGACTCCTAAAATTAAAGTTTCAAATGTTATTTTAGAAGAGAAACCTAGCACACAAATACAAATCACAGATCGTAAATTTACACAAACTGAATTAAAATGGTGGGAATCATTTGGAGTACATGAAGATACATTAAAGAAATTTAAGGTTCATTCTTGTGAAAATGTATTTTTAAATGGTAACTATTTTGGATCTCCTACTTCTAAAACAAGTATGTTTGGATATTATTGCGGAAAGAAGAATGGAGAAGAACTTTGGAGAATCTATATGCCTCAACGAAAGACATATAGATTTTTAAGTAATACCGGAAAGACATTTATTCAAGGAGCAAAACAACTTCCAGAAACCGGGAATGTCTTAATAATTACTAAATCATTAAAGGATGTAATGGCTTTATACGAATTAGGAATTTCTGCAATAGCCCCTTGTAGTGAAGTCTTGTTTATCTCAGACCAACAATTAAAGAAATTACAAGAACGGTTTAAAAATATTATTGTAATTTACGATAATGATTTACCTGGAATTCAAGGTATGCGACGAATAAAGAAAGTGCATCCCGAATTAAAATTCTTTTGGATACCAAGAGATAGTGGTGCTAAAGATATTTCTGATTACATTAAGAAATATGGCGTAGATAAAGCAAAGAATTATATAAAAGAGTTGAAAGAAAAATATGGGTGTGAGTAAAGCTACTATAGGTAGCAGAAATAGACGTAGAGGACAAAAATATGAAGTTAAAATTGTCAAAGAATTAAAAGAAATTACTGGAGATGAAGAATTATGTACTTCTAGAAGCGAAAGTAAAAAGTTAGACGATAAGAAAATAGATATCGCCGATCCAAATAATGTACTTCCGTTCTATTGTCAAATGAAATCTACTCAAGCAACTCCTCAAATAAAGAAGTTGAATGAAGAAGTAGGATTAAAAGACAAACCACTAGTAATTTTCTGGAATGCGCAAGAAGCAAAAGATAAAAAGCAAATCTCTGTAGGAGAGTATTGTATTGTTCCTAAGAAGCTCTTTTACGATATATTAAAAGAATGTTATGTATCACAAACAATTAATTAAAGAGCCTTTAAATTTAATGAATAGTCTAATGCTAATTGGGCATATGTCTGAACCTGAACAAGTTATAGCTGGAGCAATACAAACTTTAACAAACCAAAAACAATTTTATATAGAGTTTCCTATTAATTATGAGAAAGATTCTCCTAGAATAGATTTTTTAGTTGAATTTTATGATAAGAAAAAATGTGCAATAGAAGTTAATGGATTTCAACATTTTTCATCATATTCTTTTAAAAGCGATCAAGCTGAATATAAAGATCAATGGATTAGATATTTAGAGAAGGTAAAATGGTGTGAAAAAAATAGAATTCCGATGATTCATATTAATATTTTATATAATACTCAAAATTTATTAAAAAAGCTTAGAAGTACTTTATATAATTTAATTTCATCTAATGTGTTTCAAAAAGCAGTTGCTACTGCTTTAATAACTAATTCACATATTTCAATAAATATCACAAGATCCGGATTATTAAATTGTGATCCTGTTAAATCTATAGACAGTTATATGGAAAACTATATAAATCAAAGAATTAAAGGAGTAGTTTTAGGAAAAAATAATCCATATACTATAACAATTACTATATAATATGCTACGAATATCCCTTGATATTGATGATACCGTTTTGCAGTGGCGAACGGCTCACGAATTAAAATTTAATTGTAAAATAAATAAAACTGATCCTAATCTAATTACTCTTCAGGTAAACAGTCTTAAACGTAATAGAGACTTTTGGGAGAATTTACAATTACTTGAAAAACCTGATTTTACTCCAACAGTATGGTGTACAAAACGAGTTAATCCTAAAACATATACAAATAACTGTTTTAAGAAAGTAGGATTACCAATTCGTCCGATTATTCAGTTCTATAATCAATCTGATAATAAGGCATATGGATTAGTTGGAAAAGCAGATGTATTGATAGATGATTCTTGGTTTAATGTAAAACAATGTTTAGATGCTGGATTTCCTGCATTGTTAATTACAAGACCGCATAATAAAAAGATTAGAACAAAGTATAGAGTAGATCATCTATCTTACGACGAAATTGAACAAAAATATAATGAATTGTTTTGATAATTACAAAATAAAATTTTTAAATATTCAAGGCGCAGATATGTCTGATGAAGACTATTTTGCTTTAAAAGGTTATACTTCAGTTTCTAGACTTAAATTACTAGATGAAAGACACGGAGGAAGTCCTGAAAAATATCTAGAAGGATTCAAACACGGATATGATGAATCTTTGTATCTAGGAACATGTGTTCATTCTCAGATACTTACTCCAGAGGAATTTGAGTTATCTAAATATGAAGGAAAACCGAGTGGAAAAATAAGTTTTTTTATTGAAAAAATTTATGAAAACAGACAGTCTGGCATGAATATTGCAGATAGTATAGAGAAAGCATCAAAAGATGCTGATTACTATGCTGGAAAACTTACTCCTAAGATTTTACATAATACATATGAAAAAGGATTTGATTATTACAAACACTTGAGTAATGGCGATTTTCAACCAAAGAACGGAAAACAGATATATGTTCTTTCTAAGAAAATGTTGGATTCTGCGCATGCTTGCATTAATTCGATTAATCGAAATGCGTCAATCCAAAAAATATTAAAACAAAACTTATTTGAACCAAAACAATATTTTAATGAAATCGCATTATTTAGTGATATTGAAGTAACATTTCCAGATGGAACTAAACACATTGTTAAATTTAAAGGAAAATTAGATAGTGTAGTTTGGGATCCTGAAACGAAAATCCTTTATCTAAATGATGTAAAAACTACTTCAAAGAACTTAGGTTATTTTATGGATCATGTATATGATGAAACAGTTTATGAAGGAGTATTTTCGTATAGAAGTTATTATATGCAATTGGCTGCATATCAAATTCTTCTTCAAAAATATTTCCAAGAAGTTTTACATATAACTGATTATACACTTCAAGCTAATATATTTGCAGTAGAAACTTTAGGAGAGTATAGATCTGATTCGTTCCGAATTAATAACTCTTATATAGAGTTTGGAATTCAGGAATTTAAACAATTAATATGCCGATTAGCTTGGCACGAAATAAATGGCTTCGAAAAAGAATTCACAGGAGAATCCGTATGTACTGAGCTCAATTGACTCAATTAGGTTTATGCAAGCAAATTACTTTGCAACTGGAAGTAATAATGCGGGAAGTTTTACACAAAAACTAGAGCTAATTAAATTGATTGCATTTCTAACTCAAAAAATGCATAAAAAGGATCCCGAAAAATATCCTGATGCATTGAGTGTTTTAAATACAATATTTAAAGTTGATTTAGCTAAGACGGAAGAATCCGTTGTTACTAATTTTAGTGTAAAACACGTATTATCATTTGCACTTTTATGTGATGATTTACTTTGGGGTACTGTTGAGGAATTACCTAAACCTGAAGGAATAAAAGATGCAAAAGAAATAGTAGATAAGATAATAACATATTTTACTGATGAATGGTCACCTTTTTGATATGAGAGGTTTAGAAGATCAAGCTATTATTTATATTGGAGATGACGAAGAGCATCCAAGTGAATATTCTATGTGGTTCCAAGAAGGTACAGAATTTGTTCCTTCTGTAAATATTCGAACTGTAAATAAAATTCCTTCGGGTGCTTATAAAGTCACTTGGAAAAGAGACGATTGGCATGTAATTCCAGTTCCTATAAATACTGATGAATTATATACATTTTCTAATGATATTACTTCAAAATTAGTTGATGAAACTAAATTGTTTTGGAATAAATCTGAAGCGTATAAAGAAAATAATATAGCTCACAAAAGAGGTATTTTATTATGCGGAGAACCAGGATGTGGAAAAAGTGCTATTATTACTATGTTAATTGCTCAACTTATTAAACAAGATGGTATTATTTTCATAGTGAATAATGTTCAAGAATTCAACAATCTTAATGAATGTTTATCTAGTATTATTAGACAAATTGAGCCTACTAGACCGGTTATTACAGTAATTGAGGATGTTGATCAAATAATTAAAAACATGAATGGTGATTGGCAAATTCTAGATTTTTTGGATGGAAAAAATTCAATTAATCACCATTTAGTAATTTTAACTTCTAATGATACTACAGATCTTTCAGAAGCTTTACTCAGACCATCTAGAATTGATTGGTGTATTGAAATTCCTTCTCCGAGTGATACAATACGAAGAGAATACTTCATTAAAAAGAATATCAATGAAGATTTACTGGATGAGTTTGTTCGTAAAACTGAAGATATGTCATTTGCTGAATTAAAAGAAGTATTCATTGGCACTCAAATATTAGGAAAACCGCTTGAGAAAGTTGTTGAACAAATTAGAACACCGTTTGAGTGTAAAGATTATTTATCAAAAACAAACGAAATTAAAGTGATTGATTAATGGGTGTACTTAGAATAGAAGAGTGCAAAGGCTTTACAAAAGATGAAGCTTTTGCACATTTAAATTTTGATCCCAATAGTCCTGTTATTCCAGGAACTAATGCTACTCAATCTTGGAATAAGGCAGGTAGACCTAATGTTAATACTCTTGAATTTAAACGATTTATGGCTCAGCAATTAGAGGAAAAAACAAAGAATCAACCTGGATATGGAATTCATATTGTTTTAGATCCTCCAGTTAAAGATATGAGACGTAGACCGTATACAGTAGTTAATAATAAAGCTACTGGAACAAGAGAATGGAAATTTGTTTATGCGATTCGAGAAGATAAACTCGATATAAACTTTATTCAAGAGCATAAACAAGATGAAAACGGGGATTTAGTTATTTCTAATGAAGAAACACAAGAAATTTCAGTTGTAGAACCAGGTTTAATTAAAGAAATCTGTGATAGTAAAGCTGAAGCTCTAGATAAAATGAAGAAACTTATTACTGCAACACATAAATGTTATTCTATTTTAGCAATGAAAATTCCTGATATTGCCCCAGTAGCAGCATTTGGAATTTATACTCCATCGTCTGGAGCTAAAGAAGGAACATTTATCGCTTGTGGTATTAATCGTGAATAATATGATTTACGGAATTATTTTAATTATATTCTATTTGATTGCTATTGGATATAATGTTTATATTCATCGTACTCCAGAATCCTCTGCTCTTTTTCATGAAAAGCAAATTGAAAAAGCGGAAAATCAATCTAGATGGATACATTATACAAGTACAGCAGCCGCAACAATTCTAGATCTATCATTAGTAGGATATGTTATTTATGCATTGACTACACTATGATTGAAAGTCTGAAAACTATATTAGAAGGATCTGCAACTTCAATTAAAAAT